ATGCTGGGGTGCGGTGCCATTTCGTCCTTCTCGCCCGGGTCCTTGCAGAACGCGAAACAGGTGGGCGGCGTGCGGTTGTCGGCGTCGAAGGACTCCTCGTAATAGAGGTTTTCCAGGCACCACGCCGCGATGATGACGCACATCTGATTGCCCGGCATTGGCGTGTCGTCATATTGCAGCACGCCTGCGCGAGTGCTGAAGAAGCGGCCTCCGCCGCCGTCGCTGGTCAGTGTCGTGGTGGCAGCCGCTAGCCGTGCGAGTTCCTCGTCGTAGTTGGCGATATCGGTGCCAGTCGTTGCGGTGGGTTTACGTGCCATGGTATATGTGCTCCTTTGTTACTTCTTGGTGACCGACAGCTTCGTAATGGGGAAGCGGCCGACGCCGGGTGGCAGCTTGGGCTTCCAGTTCAGCCCCTTCTTACCAGCAGGCTTCTCCTGCGCATCCACGAACTCCTGCACCGCCGCCTGATTGATGGCGCGGTTGAGGTACTGGAAATCGCCGGTCTTGCGGATATGCGCGTAGAAGGCATCCCAGTCCTCCACGCGGTAGCTGTCCGTGGTTTTCACCACGGCGGTATGGGTCTTGCCCACGGCGCCCCCTTCGTCGCGCTTGTCGATTTGTGCGATGAGATGTTCCGAGACCTCGGTCTCTTGCGCTTTGATGTCCTTGGCCACCTTGTCCTGCGCCAACCGCTCGGCGCGCAGCTTGAGGTAGAGGTCGACGCAGGCGCCCAGCGTCTTGGGGAGTTTCAGTGCCATGGTTCTCAGTTCCTTAGGTTCTCAGTTGCTCAGGGGTTGCGGCCCGGCCTTGGGGTGGGCCGGAGGGCAGGCTAGGCCGCAACGGTTCTATTATGCCCGGCCCCGCGTAGACGCACAAGCGTTAAATGTCTTGACGCAGCCCCATAAACACAGGAAACCTTGGGCGGTCCTTCACGCCCTGGGGAAAGCTTTTATACTTGACAATACGCGAGAGCCAGTCAACGCGACCTGCCCAGATGGCGTCGCGCTCTGCGTCAGTGAAGCCGGTCCCAATGTCGAACTCAACGCCAGTCCGGACGTCACGCACAGCAAGCGCGCCGAGCGTATTCTTGCCCGCCTTGCCTGCCCTGTGGCTGGATCGCTTGGTTCGACCAAGTTCATCTTCTGTCGCTTCGTTGCCATTGTGCATCTGCTCCGCGAAGCCGGTGATGATTGCCTCGCCGTCTGTGAACCGCTTCAACTTCCACAGCCAGCCTTCTTTCATGGTTGCGCGGCCAAACTTGTACGGCCCCTCGGGGTCGCGGCCCATGACGCCCTCAAAGCCTTCGCGCAGAAACTGCTGTTCGTGGCGTATGAGGGCGTCCTCGTTTTCGACCATCACGTGCGGCACGATCTTGATACGCTTGTGGCGGGCGTCTTGCACGGCTTTCTTCGCCATGCGAATGCGCTCTTTGAACGGACGTCCGGTGCCAGTCAGCACATCAAAGACGTAGAAGCGCCAGTCGGGCTCCCCGTCTCGGCTCATGACCCCCGAATTTGTCGTGCGGTAGCAATCAGGCGAAGTAGCAGAGCCGACCACAAGCTCACCGTCAAGAGCAGGTAGGCCAAGATCAGAAAGAGTCTGGCGAATTGACGCATTCGGAATCTCCTTGAAGTTACGACTTAGAGGCCTGCCTCCTGCATCAATGATGCACCGAATGCCATCCAGCTTGGGGCTGATAAGCACCGGAAAGCTAACTTGATGCACGCCCGGAGTGAACGTGGCTGACAGCATGGGTTTCAATGTTGGTCTCCTTTCTCTTGTTCAACATCCATTTCGCCAGTGCCGCGACAGCCGGGGCACATGACGCGCATACTGCGAATTCCGCGCATCTGCATCAGATACCCTTTGCCAGCGCAAGTATCGCACTTCTGCTTGTGTCCGGCGGGCGGCGCAGGCGGGCTCTGCCGCCGAAGCCACTCCAGCAGCAGGTGCTTCGCGCGGTCCACTTGCGCAAAGGCCTCTAGCGAGCCGCCCATGTCCGGATGGGTCTGCCGTGCCCGCGCCTTGTATGCGGCGGCCACAGTCTGCTCCGTGACTTCGGGCAAGGGCAGGCGCAGCAGATCGGCGGCTTCTTGAGCCGTGCGCGTATTGACAATCACTTCTTCACCGCCTGTTTCTTGATGTTTTCTTCCAGCGCCTTGCGCGTTGCTTTCTTCCATGTCGTTAGGTTCCTGACGCAGAAATACCGTTGCATCGTACCCTCCGGCGTTTTGAGCGGCTGGCCACCAGATACCTGATAGAATCCGGCTGCGGTCAGTTGGCGCCCTAGCCCAACCGCTGTGACCTTGGTAGAGTTAGGATGCCTGTTCATAAACATGCCCAGCAGTTCGCTAGTCGTAAACAAGTCCCGCGTGTGGCGCATATCGCCAAAGAGCAATACCTGCTCAGGATACTGCGCCAGTTCGGCAATCCAACTACCGAGTTCGCCCTTGGTCGACAAGATCATGCGCTCCTTGGCGGCGGTGCGCGGAGCCGGGGCGGCGGGGTTGAAGTTTTTGTTGATCTTGCGGTCCAGCAGCCATTGCATCAGATGGCCAGCTCCGTCGCCCTTATACCACTTGTCGTACTCTTTGTAGAAGGCCTCCGGCATGGGGTCGCCCTCAACTTCCGCCACCAGAAAGCGGCGGTCCTTATCCTCAAGAAAGAAGCTGTCGCCGTGCTGGGACGTGAACAGAAAGTTCATGCGGTTGGGCAGTTCAAACTGCGGCACGAACTTGATGTTGACTGTTACGGTGTCCTTGGTGATCAGCCGCTTCAGCGTATTCATATATTGCCGGTTGTCTTTGCCCGATACTTCATCACCGAGTACGAACTGGCGGTTTTCGGCCCAGAAGGTTTCCTCCAGATCGTCGTCGGTAATTTCCTTGAAGTTCTCTCCGTATATGCGGCCCAGCGTATAGCCAATGAGCGTCTTGCCGGTTCCTTGCGTTACGCCGTGAATAACGACGCCCACGAACAGCTTCGCGCCGGGGTTCTGTATCGGGTACGCGCACCAGTCATAAAAGTAGTCAAGCTGCTCCTGCGTCCACTCGCTAAATATGAACCGCGTGAGTTTGATCCAGGGGTCCACGGTGCCCTTCTTGGGTTTGACGCCCCAGCCCCGCCACATATTCAAATCGCCCTCTGGCGTCATGAGCTCTTCGCCCGGCGCGTAGGTCAGCTTACGAGCCGTTCTACGAAATGGCCACTTGATCCAAACCGGCGCGGCTGGCACGACCATGTTCTGTGTCGTACCGTTGGGGCGCAGGCGGGCCTCAAAGGTGGACTCGGTGGCCCACTTGCTATGCTCCTTGAAGGCACCGACCGCTATCTTCTGCATGTCGTCTACGCTTATCACGAGGCCGGGGTTGTCGATGTAGACGACCTCCTTGTTGATGCGCCATAGGGCTGAGGTCATGCCAAGGTTCTGCGCTTGCTTGACTAGGTCGCCAAAGGCTTCCTCGCCGTTGGCCAGCAGGAAGTCGTCCAGCCCTACCTTCTCATCGTTAGCGCCGGGCAGCGTTATGAACTTGACCAGCGCGCCAAGGTTCTGCATCGCCTCGCCCAGCGCCGACATGGCAAGGCAGACATTCGCGTTGGTTACGAAGTCACTATCAAAGCACAGATAGACGATGCGCTTGGGCCACACGATTTTGTGCATCTCCGGCAGCATGACCATATCGTCTTTGGCTGACCGGAAGGACCACACGCCTCCGAGGCCGACGCACGGCCACCCGGCCTGACAACCAGCGGCGGCTTTCAACTCACCTTCCGTGATGATGATAGGCTGGTCGGTATCAGCGCCTACGCTCTTCCAGTCAATGGACTTTGGGAAGTAGGCGCAAGCGCGAGTGTTCGGCTCTTGCTTATACTTGGGGCCTTTCTCGCCAGCGGCCTCCTTGAAGCCGAAGGGCTTGTCCAGATACCTTATGCGATAGAACTGGCCCCAGCCGGGGCGGCTCTCAAGCGGCTTCTTGTCAACATCAAAGTACGGTATGACCAGCGCGGGCCGCGCCTCAAAGGATTTATGCAAGAGCGCCGCGCTGACCACTTCATACATACCGAGCGCGGTGCCGTCTGAACTTGTGATACCACTTGAGAGCAGCTTGTCTTTTCCCAGCTTGCTCCATTCGCCCTTCTTAGACATCGTGACCCCACTGACCCAAAGCAAAACCGACTGCCTGATTAACAGGCAAGCCGGGTAAGAGTAAGCAACCTAGCACGCCGGGCGCTAGGGCACAAGGGGCAGCCCCAGCGCGTCTCTATGCCAGTGGGTTGCCTGCGGGGGCAGCATCCCACCGGCTTCTATCCGCATCACGATCCAGCGACCGCCTGCGGGGCTAGGCCACGCGGCATAGTAGGCGTCTTCAAGCGGGGGCATATCGCCCACATCGCACCAGCCCAGCCGCCGAACATCTTCCAGATATCGGTAGTACGCGGGCGCGGGCTGAACCTGCCGAGCAGGCTTGATCATTGTCCGGCAGTTCATGCAGCGGGCCTCGCCGTTATCGGCTACGCTGACGTTCGTGTGTTTGCATTCCATGATCAAAATCCTCTGAATGCTTTGGCCAGCTTCTCTTTCAGCTTGAAAAGTATCACCAGCGACTGACCTTCAGACAAACCGCACTTGTCTTTGATTTTCATGGTGAAGTCTTGCGCCAGCGCCGTAAGGTAGGAGTCACGCTCTTTACCTCGGTACGTCCGTATGGACATCTGCGCTTGCTGGTCAAGCCGAAAGACTCCGAGCATGTGCTGGCCCAGCCCAAGGACGCCCTTGAGCGCAACGCCGACCTCAACGCATTGCGTATCAAAGCGCTCGTCGACTGTCACCAGAATACGGGACCTGCCCTCGTCGGGAGCCCAGTCCACAGGTATATCTTCCATCCGCGCGTTTTCAGCGCTCTCTGCCAACTTCTTTATGGCGGCGTATCCGCGCGCCTTGTCTTCGTACTTATCAGAGAAGTCCTTGGCCCGCTGCTCGTTGCTTTGGCTTTGCGCCGGGCTGTCCTCCAGATTTTCCAGCTTATCGGTCAGCTCCTCCACCATCGCGACCAGCTCATTTATGCGCTCGGCCTGCGCCTGTATGATACTCTGCGCGGTTGCGAGCGCAGCCTCGTAGTCTCGAGGCTTCATATCCTTAGCCATCGAATTCTCCTGTTTCCATCATGTGCAGTTTCTTGCGCCATTGCAGTTCAATCTCTTGCGGGCTCCGCCGCTTGCCCACATCAGCTAAGAGCCTCACGGCTTCGACAGCGGCGCGCGTCGGTTGCTTCTTCACAGCGCCCACCCCGGAACCGGCCGACCAGTCCAGATCGGCTCTCGCTTGTCGGTCGGCCAGCGCGCCGCAATCAGCAGATCTGTGTGAGTTACGAACAAGTTCATGCTGGCCCCTTTATTCTTGCGGCCTCGCGCTTGGCGCGGTCGCTTGCTTCGCGCTTGCTGGGAAGCGCCGCCATGACCCACGGCGCCTCCCCAATAAGCACAACGGGGAGCCAGCCTTCGGCGCAGCGCCTGACTCTATAAGCCACGCGCCGCGCCTTGTGCGGTTTAGACATACGCCTCCTCCAGTTCCGCCAGCCGCTCGCCGCCAGCCTTGATGGAAGCCTCGTTGATTTGCTTCATGGCAAGATCCAGAGCCGTGGCCATGGTCACGCACTTTGTGAACTGCTGACCTACGCCCTGAATATAGAGCGCGGCACGGTCCGGCACGAGACTGAACCCGGCTTCAGTGGTCCCGGGGTATCCGTAACCCCCGTGAACCATGTCCCGCTCGGTGCGCTCGATGACAGCGAAGAGCAGGCGGCGGAACATCGCCGGGTGCGCGAGGCTGAAAGCAATCGCGGCCATGTCCAGCGGCTGGTCGGCTTGCTTGATGCTCCACGTGAATGTGAACTTGCGGCTGAGGCCGTCAACCGTGATGGCACCGTAAAGTTCAACGCGAATGCCGCGCGCCTCCAGCCGGTCGACCAGCACGGCCATCGCCGAGCCGTAGTTCGCCATCTCGTTGGCTGTGACGCCAGAGGAGGCTACGACGTTTACGACCAGCGTCACAGCCGGTTTGACCACGCGCTCCTTGACACGGCGGACCATGTTGAACGGGTCACCGGTGACGTACCTGCCCATGTCGGCGTGGTCTCCCATGACTCCGTACGCCTTGACCGGCTTCAGGTAGGTCGGGTCGTTGCTTTGTAGCGCCTCCAGCTTGCGAACACCCTCGTCCCAGCCGTCGCGAGCGTATTGCATCGCCTTAGCGTAGTCGGTGTTCAAGTCCCACGTGGAACTGGCAGGTTTGCTGACGGACGCCTTGCTTGGCCATGCCGGGCGAGTATCGGCCAGCCATTGCGCGATGTCGCGCAGGTTGTCGGCGTGGCCAAGCCACGACTTTTCTGTGATTTCTATGATCACCGCACCTTCTCCATCACTAGCGTGGCCTGAACACGCGACCGGTTCTGGTCATCCAGACCTTTCCAAACCACGGCCTCCTCAACCTCGTTCTGCGCCCACCCGGCGGCGAGAAGCTTCGCGCCATTTATGCTTGCGCGCGGTGAGACGATGTGGCGGACGCCGGTGGCGGAGATCGCCTTGCGCACCGACTGAACATGCCGCGTCCAGTCAGCGTTGCCAGCGAGGGCCAGTTCCAGGGACTCATCGTAATCGATATCGATCATGGTGAAGCGGTCCAGCGTCGCAGCGTCAAGCTGGTTGCGCCCGACGTACTGGCGGTCAGCGCCGCGCCCATAGGTGTTCCCAGCCGCAATGGCATGGAAGTCCTTGTGCGCGACCACGACAGCGTCAGGGAAGTCGCACCTTCCGTTGGCGAGAGCGGCGTTGAAAGCGGTGAGCGCGTCGGGGTCGCTCGCGTCAACCTCGTCAAAGAGGAAGATGCCGCCCTTTTCGTAAGCCTCGCGGAACGGCGTCCGCACGATAGCACCATTGGCAGTGACGAAGCCGAGAAGCTTGAAGTCGCTGGTCACGCGGCTGGCCATATAGAAGTTCAGGTGCATCACCTTGGCGACCTGCTCGGCCAGCGTAGTCTTGCCCGACCCCGCCGGACCTACGAGCATGGGGCTGACGCCCGCGACGACTGCCTGAACGACAGCCTCCAGCTTGTGATGGCCGACGTCCACTTTGACCTCGGGCATGGTGCCGACCTTGACAGCGCTCACGCGGCTGGCCAGCGCAAGGTTCTCCTCCACGAGCGCGGGGACCAGCGTCATGAACTGGCGGGCAATCAGGCCAATGGCCTTGTCAACCGCGCGGTCAGCGGCGCCATCGTCGATGCCGGGCTTAGTCGGCACCTTGGCCCCCGGGCATTCTCCGGGCAGGTGATAGGTGATCCACCTGCCGGTTGCCTCCTCCTTGATGATGCGCCCGGCACCCGCTTCCACGCGAGCGCCGCAATCGCGGCAGACGCCCGGATATGTGTTTGCACGAATTCCCATGTCGTTACTCCTTAGTTAATGGTGACGTATTCACGCTCGGTCAGAAATGACCATTCAATTCGGCGGTTGGCAAAGTCCGGAAAGTCCTTCTCCAGAATACGCTGAGCCTCGGCGCAAGCGGCGCAAGCGGCGTCGCTACTGGCCAGCGCTCGCCTGCATGCGGTGGTCATGGCATAGCGCCACGTCCCCGGTCGGTGCGACTTGCTGAGCTGAGGACCGCGCTGGAAGCGACCAGTGGTCGCGCGTGGAGCCCGCGTTTTCAGCTTGCGCGTGGGCGCGGCCATAGTGGGTTCACGCGTGGCGACTGGCGCACGAGGCGCAAGGGCCAGAATGATCTGGCGGAGGGCGGCCTCGGGCAGGTCGGCCGCAATCTCTGCAACCGAGTCTGCTAGCCCAGCGGGAATCAACATAGTGGTCTCCTTGGTATGGCTGGCCAGTATGCCACGCAATGGGCCGACTGGCCAGCGTCGTTTGTCACCGCCTGTGCATGGAGCAGACGTTGTCCACGGCGAGTACGATCAGCGACGTATAGCCGATGATGCCCTCCCACGTGAGAAACAGGTCAAGGGCCTCGTACTGACTCAGCGACGCGGCTGTCATGGCGCTCTGGCCTTGCTCAGCCAGCGCGGTCGCCATGGGCGCGCAATATCCGGCTTCCAGCAGATCCTTCCGCCGTGCTGCGATGTCTTCGGACTCGGTCATGGTATTCTCCCGGTTATGCGCAAGGGCGCAGGGGTAGTCGCCGCCCGAACTGGACGCGCCGAACGTGGTCATTGTATGCGCGAGCAGTCTCGCGGATGTGATACTGGCGCATAGCCTCCAGTCGCGCGGCAATCTCCTCGTTGCTAGGTATGGTCATAGTCGTTACTCCATAGTTCAATGCGCCCCTAGTTTCGGCTAGGGGCGGTAAGAAGCATGGTCTTAGGCGAGCGTGATCACCTTGGCGGCGACCCAGCGCGGCAGGTACTTTGCCTTGCCGCCCTTGGCGAGGTACTCGGTGGCCGTCTTGCTGGCCACGCAAGCGGCCCACGAGTCGTGGCGCGCCGAACCTTCCCGGCCGAACGTGAACTTCTTGTCCACGATGGTGATCTTCCGGTCGTCTCCGGCCTTCGGCGCTGCGCGCTCGGCGCGGGCGGTGACTTTCGCCGCCTTGGTCGCTTGCGCCTTGTCGGTCTTGGTGGTCGCCTTGGCGGGGGCAGCGGCCGTCTTGGCATCGCGAACTGCCTTCTGCGAATGCGGAGCGTCGGTGCCCTTGAGTCCACGCGCCAGTCCAGGCGTAGCGGTCTGCGTCGGATGCTTCTTGGCCTTCGCGGCTTCCAGTTCAGCAACTGACTTGGCGCCGGTTTCCTTGCCGATGTCGGCCAGTTCGCGCTTGATTTTGGCCATGCGCACTGCCTTCGGCGTTTCCAGATAGGTGGACTTGGCAGGCTTGCCCTGAAGTTCGTCAGCGGCCTGATCACCGGTTTTCTTGCCAGCCAGAACGTCTGCAGTGGCGGTCAGGACCTTGGCGGATGCGTTTGATTTAGCCATTTGTATTACTCCGTATGCAACATGATCGTTGCGGTCGCCCATGGGTTAGCGCCCATAAGCGACCGCAAGGATCCTGTATCCGCCCACCTGATGTCAGTGGGCCTTAGGTCCCGGGCTTGCACGGAACTAACGCCTAGCGCGTTTTGCGCGGTGCCCTTGGCCGGGCTGGCGGCGGGACGTTGCCCCGTTGAGACTTATCTGGCCGAGTATTCGACTGCCGACAAGGATAAATATTCCAACCGTGCGGATTATTCTTTCTCCCGATTGGCATGGGTCTTGCTACGTGTGCGCGGGTGCGCGGGTGCGCCGCGCTCCGGTGCAATTGGCTGGCGTGGCAGACCCACGGGCTGGCGTGGCGGGCCCGCGCGGCTGGCGTGGCGGGCCCGCGCGGCTGGCGTGGCGGCCCGTGGGCTGGCGTGGCGGGCCCGCGCGGCTGGTGCAGTTGGCTGGCGCGGCTGGCGCATGGGCGGGCGCAATCTGGCACTGTTTGCTGGCCGCTCGGTATTTCCGATTCTAAGTCCCCTTACAGGGAAATGGCGGAGCTGGAGCTACCCTTATCAGGACGAGCCTCGTAAACTCCGCCATTCGCGTTTGGCATGAAACTTGCTAAATCATTGTGGCCGCGAGCGCGCGCCGCGCGTAGCAATAAGCGTGCCAGTTTTCACCATACGCTGCGCCCCTTCACGTATTCTGTTTGCACGGGCTTGCGCAACCGGCTGACGGTAATCATGCACTGATGCGGCCCTATGTGGCAGAGCTTCTGCCAGAAGGCGTATCCATACATACTGTTCGCAAACGACTTAAGACTTGGCATGACACCGTTCATGCGGTCCGCTTCCACGATCCGCTTGACTTCCTCATACGCGTCTCGGGCTCCAACGATTACGTATGGGTCTTGTCCGTCAATGGCGATCTGGAAGCGAGCCGTCTTGGCCGCACCGCGCTTGGCTGGCGCTGCGTCTTGGGGGTCCGGCTGGTCTCCACCTGCTCCAACGTGCTGCAAGAGCCTATAGGTGAAAACGGCCCTTTCTTGCTCGGTAATGGGCTTTTCACGCGCCATGGCCTCGTGCAGGTCCATCAGGAGTTCCTTAAGATTCTGCGTGATTCTTTTGGCTGTCATGGTAACTCTGCTCCTCTGTTAACTGTGGAAAGTGTCGGCTTTGCGTGATTAACACTTACGTTTAACACATCGGGTGCCAACCCTTCTGGCTTAGGCAGTATTAACTTATACCCTTAACCTTCCTTTATTACTACTGTATTCCCCCTATAGTAAGGTAAATAAAGTGTTAAGTGTTAGTAAATCACTCAGATGCTCCGGTTTTCCGGATTGAATAGAGTTAACAGTTCCCATGAGTTGAAACGTAACCGTAATTACCGGAGTATTTCCGCCACTTAGCCCATCTCATGCGGCCCATTTTGTGCCCTCTGGTCAAGTCTTTAACCATGATGGTATACCTGCGCCACGAAGCCACCGGAGAAACTGAGTACAAAATGAGCTGAACACCCGAGTAAAACGACTGAGCCACGGAGAAACTGAGCGCTCTGTCAGTTAACGCCTGAGCATCTCAGCGACTCAGGCAATACGATTTTCGGGTTATATTTCAGGGACTTAGATGGTTAACGTTGATGGTTAATCATCATGGTTAACAGAGATGGTTAAGAGTCGTATTCGCACCATGGCGGGATCTCTTCATGGCTCAGGGGCTCGGGTACTGGTGGGCGGGGGTAGGGTTGCGGCGCGCGGCTGCGCTATATGATAGGGGTACCTACGATTAGCGCCCGAGGTGAATTTCTATGTAGGACTTTCTAGCCGGAGCACCGGAGAAGGCTAGGCTTAGGGGAGCACCGGAGAGTCTTCGTAATCTTACAGGGCGGAGAAGCATAGTGGCACGCGCAGTAAAGAACTTCATTACCAAGGCAGAGCGGGAAGCCGACGAGGCGAGGCGACTAGCCCGCAAAGAGTCGCGCGCACGCCGCCGCCACGAAAAGCGCACGCTTGCCATGGCCGCTCAGGCCGCCGAAGGCACCACCGACTTTGAGAAATTGGTCGAGGTCGAAAAAGAGCGGCTCGGTATTGAGGAATCCAAGAAGGCAGCAGGGGGCCGCGCGAGCCCGAGAGTCACGGTCACTGCTCGTGACAATCTCGCCAAAGCGTTTGACCTTATGGGCGGAGTACCGGCGCTGGTGGTCTGGGGCCGTGCGAACCCCACGGAGTTCTATCGACTGTGGGCGCGGCTGGTGCCCAAAGAAAGCGTGGAGGCTTCGGTCTCGCTTCCTCTGGAGACTCTTCTGCAGAAGCTTTCGGAGGAAGGGAGCGCAGGGCGCTCAGTTATGGATGCCGCCGCACAGGTCGGGCATGATCTGCTTGAGTATGGGCGCCACGAGGCGATGTTGATTGACCTGGATGCCCGCGTGGTTACTGACGAAGGAGACGAGTGATGGGCAAGTACGCAAACTCAATGAATGACCCGCAGTCGGGTGTCAGCCCGCTGATGCGGAAGAAGAAGTCCATGAAGGGCGTTAACCCCGCCGCGCCGCCCACCAACTCGTCAGCCAAGGTCGCAGCCATGGCGCAGTCACCGGAGTACCAGTAATGGGGGGCTTCATGAATACACTCAACCAGATAGGGTCCACGGTCAACGGCTGGCGGCAGGACGTGCGCTCCGGTATTCAGAATGCTCTGGGTCCGAAGCCGATGAATCCTCTGGCGTCCGGGTCTCAGCTCCAGGGACAGCAGGGCGGCGCGCCGGGCCTTCAGCAAATGATTCCCACCACGGTCGGGCCGGATACAGGGTCGTATCTTGTGAACAAATACTTCGGGGGCGGTGGGCAGCAGGGCCAAGGCTCTGGGCAGCCGAGTTACGGACCGTGACTGAGGCGGAGCAGCTGAGATTTCTGGCGGAACTTCGCGGAGACCTATCGAAGTACGCGCCCGCGTGCCTGAAGATCAAGGGCAAGGATGGGAAGCTGCTCCCATTCGCCTTTAACCACGCGCAGATCCAGCTTCACGCGGCCTTGGAGAAGCAAAAGCGCGAGACGGGCAAGGTGCGTGCGCTCATACTAAAGGCGCGCCAGCAGGGCTTCTCCACTTACGTCGGTGGTCGGTTCTATCATAGGTCGAGTTTGAACCACGGCGTCGGCGTCTTTATTCTGACGCACGAGCAGTCTGCCACCGACAACCTCTTTGGCATGGTTGTTCGCTACCACGACCACACGCCATTGAAGCCCCATACCGGCGCGGCCAACGCGAAGGAACTCCTCTTTGACAAACTCGACTCAGGGTACGTCGTTGCCACCGCTGGTCAGAAAGCTGTGGGCCGGTCGCGCACTATTCAGCTTTTTCACGGGTCTGAGGTCGCTTTCTGGCCTAATGCGGCAGACCACTTTGCGTCATCGATCCAGGCGATCCCAGATCTGCCCGGCACCGAAATCATCCTCGAGTCTACCGCCAACGGAATAACCGGAGAGTTCTATGAGCGGTGGCAGCAGGCTGAAGCTGGCATCGGTGACTTCATTGCTTTCTTTTCGCCTTGGTTCTGGGAAAAGGGCTATCGGCGGCGCGTGCCGGAGAAGTTTGTCCTTCGCCATGAGAAAATGGCCGGTGAGGATATCAGCGAGTGGGAGTATGCGCAGCTTCATGGTCTCGACATGGAGCAGATGGCGTGGCGCCGCGCAAAGATGGCTGAGCTCAAGGACCCCATGCTCTTCAAGCAGGAGTACCCTGCTACTGCGGACGAAGCTTTTCAGGCCACAGGACACGATAGCTTCATTAAGAGTTACCTCGTTCTGCGTGCGCGCAAGTTCGATATCCCTGAGCCTATCGGTCCGCTGGTCATTGGTGTTGACCCCGCTCGCTTTGGTGATGACCTGTTCGCCATCGTCTGGCGGCGTGGCCGCGCAGTTCTCAAGAAGGAAACCATTGATAAGATCGATACTGTTCAGGCTGCGAATAGGCTGAAGCAGATTATCGACCAAGATGACCCAGCGCGCATGTTCATCGACACCGGCGGCCTTGGCGCTGGCGTGTATGACTTGGTCAAGTCGTTTGGCGCCAAGTATGATGACTGCGTGGTCGGCGTCAACTTCGGTGGGGAGCCACAGGAACCTGACATTCGGCTCGAAAATGGTGAACTGGCCCCCGGCCCCAAGAACCGCCGCGCTGAAATGTGGATGCGCTCACGTGATTGGCTTCAGGATTCGGTCGGCGTGTCGCTGCCGGATGATTCAATGTTCCAGTCGGACGCGGTCGGTCCGTCTTACCGCTATGACAGTGCGCAGCGTATCGTGCTTGAGTCGAAAGAGTCAATGCGCAAGCGGGGCGTGCGGTCTCCAGACGTCTGGGATGCCGTGGCGCTCACCTTTGCTGAGCCTGTTTACGAGAAGCAGGAGCGCCGCACGAAGTCAAAACCCCGGTCGGCAGGCCGCGCAACAGGATGGATGGGATCATGACCGCGCCAACACGCAGAATTGACAAGCTGATTCAGCGACTGCAGTCGCGAACCAAGGCCGATGGGACGCCACTGCCCGGCTATGCCCAGAATGTTGCGCAAATTCGCGCGGAAATCGAACAATTGACGCTCGCTGACGAGATCGTGGAGAAGAGCAATGGCAAGAAAGCCTAATTCAACCAAGCCGGTCGACACCACTCCCGATCTTCAGGCGAATTCTGAAGACATGGGCGCGGCGTTTCCCAAGGACTCTATCCTTGATGGCGACGATACCGACGATTATACTCCCGATGGGTATGATTCGGCCGATGATTTCCTCAAAGAGATGCGCGACAACTTCACTGCCGACTCCAGTTTCGACTTGCGCAACCGTGAATGGGCGATGGAAGACCTGAAATTCGCCGCTGGCGATCAGTGGGACCCCATTGTTCGCGCCGAGCGTGAGGAAATGGGTCGGCCGTGCCTGACCATCAACACTCTGCCGCAGTTTGTCGGACAGGTCATCGGTGATCGGCGGTTGAATGAGACAAGCGTTGTGGTGCGGCCCTACAAGGACGGAACGGAAGAGGTTGCGGCCATTCGTACGGGTCTGATCAAGTCGATCGAAAATTATTCGCGAGCGGAGCGTGTCTACGACCTTGCCTGCGAAGACCAAGTCATCTGCGGCATCAGCAATATGCGTGTGGACCTGGAGTACGCGGGCAATGACGTGTTTGACCAGGACATCCTCATTCGCCACATTCCCAACCCGCTGGCCGTGGTCTGGGATCGCATGAGTGTAGATCCCACCGGCCGCGACGCGCGCCACTGCTTTGTCAACGACACGATGCCGCGTGATGTCTACAACAAGACTTGGCCGAAGTGCCCGTCGCCCACGGCTCTGCAGGACTTGACCATGCAGGACATGACGATGCAGGGCTGGTTCGACAAAGACATTGTTCGCATCACGGAGTACTGGCGGCTGAAGGACAAGCCTGCCACGTTTGCTCTGCTAATGGACGGTAAGGTGGTTGACATCACCGATGGCATGGAGGCCGCAGGCGTCACGCCGGAAATGATCTACCGCGACCCGAAAACGGGCAAGCCCCGCATTCGCAAGTCGTATCGTACTTACGCGCAAATGAACCTCTGCACCGGCTTCGCGATTTTGTCGAAGACGTACGAGATACCACTAACACGCCTGCCCATCATTCGCGTTGAAGGGCGCGTTATTCGCGTAGCCGAGGACCGCGTGCGCTTTGGTCTGGTGCGCTTCGCCAAGGACTCGCAGCGGCTGAAAAACTACTGGCGCTCGGTGGCGGCGGAGACCATCGCGCTGGCCCCGAAGGCGGTCTGGATTGCGCCGTCGGATGCTCTTGAAGGTCGCGAGGACGACTTCCGCGCGGCGCACCGTTCGGGTGATCCGCTCCTACTGTTCAACAAAAACGCCAGCGTGCCGCCGACGCGCGTGGAACCGGCGCAAATTCCTGCCGCGCTTTTGAATGAGGCGCAAATGAACCAGCAGGACATCAAAGATACAACCGGCCTTCAGGACGCGTCGTTGGGTATTCAGTCCAACGAAGTATCCGGCAAAGCAATCAACGCTCGTAAGAAAGAGGGCGACATTGCGACCATGATCTACCAGGATAACCTCAACTGGTCGATTCAAGAAGTCGGCGATGTCATGAACCAGCTTATTCCCATTGCGTATGATACTATTCGCACAATCCGTGTAATCGGTATCGACGATCAGCAGAAACTGATGGCGATCAACGACCCCACCGACCCTGATGCAATCGATATCACGCTTGGCAAGTACGACGTCACGGTGGAAACTGGCCCGTCGTTCACCACGCAGCGCGAAGAAGCTGCGAACGCCATGCTCACCATCGTACAAACTTCGCCCGAAATCATGGCAGTCGCCGGGGACCTTATCGTGGGTGCGCAGGATTGGCCGTGGGCGCAGAAAATTGCTGCGCGCCTCAAGGGCACCATTCCGCCGCAGATCCTTCAGGCGGATGGCGAGGACAACGGGGCGCAAAACCCCACGGCGCCGGGTGCGCAGCCGCAGGCCGGGCCGCAGCCCGATCCCAACAGCCCGGAAGGGCAGATGGCGGCGCAGGCGCAGCAGCTTCAGGCTATGGCGGTGCAGAACCAGATTGCCGAATTGTCCCACGCGCAGGACATTCGTCAATACAAGCAAGCCACCATGGAAGCCGATGCGCACAAAGCCGCTATCAGCGTCAGCGAGGCACAGGCCAACGCCGAGCGAGCGCAGGCCGAGGCGCACCACGCCAGAGTGCGAGCCGGTCTTGCTCTGCCGCAGGGCCTTGCCAAGCTGCACAACGAGCAGGAAAAGCACGAGCATATCATGGGCACCGGCCAGGACGGCCACATCATTGATATGTTCGGCAAAGTTCAGGGAATGGAGCACGCGCAGGAGAAGCACGACGTCGGTGTGGTCCAGACTATCCATGGGGCATCGCTCGCACACGCCTCGGCTCAACAGCAGCGCGAGCACGGTGAGCGCAAAATGGGTCTTGCAGAACGCGCCGCTTCTGCTAAAAGTGCTCCACAGCGCGGCGCTGGCAACAAGAGGCCGCAGCGGAGCGGCCAGAAGAAAGGCAAATAATCATGCGCAAGTTCTTTGGTCCGGCAAGCCTTACCAGAAACGAGTTCCGGCTTGGCCGCTTGCTGCGCGATGGCGAGGGCCACCCCGCCGCCGCAGTCCCAGCCGACCCCACGCCAGCAACGTCCGATGTATCGGCGCTGGCGGGCGGTGATGATTTCGCAGCATTCGAGGACAGTCTTTCGGGCGAGCCCGCAGACGACCTGAATAACGGGGGCGCCACCCCGGAACCGAAGGCAGACGACAAACCCGCAGGGAATCCTCCTGAACCTGCGGATGAGGGCGGGTCTGCTGAAGGCAAAGATGGCGACGCAGCGCAGCGTCAGACCAAGGTGGATGATGAGATCGCCAGTCTCAAAGCCCAGCTTGAAGAACTGCGTCAAGCAAAGCCTGCTGATTCGGCTCAGAAGCCCGGAGAACAGGCACCCGCAGTCGCTGAGGATGTTCCGCCCAATCCCGACGACTACCCCTTCGGCGAGGCTGACGCCAAGTTCATCGCCGATCTTGCGCGGCACGAGGCCCGCCAGGAGTTCAAAGCGCAGCAGGCTCAGCAGGAGCAGGCTCGTGAGGTCGAACTGGTGGAAACCAAGTGGAAAACGGCTGTGGCGGCCCCGGACGTGATTGAACGCTACCCCGACTTCAAGCAGAAAGTCGTGGAATCTGCGAATCGCGGCGACTGGGCCTGCACACCCCTGATGTCGCTGGGCATCAAGGAGTCGGACGTTGGTCCAGACATTGCCTATCACTTGGCCTCAAACCCACTTGAGTCGAAGCGGATTGCAGACATGCACCCGCTCGAACAAGCACGGGAGTTCGGACGGCTGGAGGGCCGGATCCTTGCAGAGCGTAGCGCCAAGGCAGCGCCCGCTCCCGCGCAGAAAGTTGTCAGCAAAGCCCCGCCGCCGCCAGAAGCGCGCAGTCGTGGAGCCGGAGGTCAGTTTGGTACTGCCCCCGACACCGACGACTTCTCTGCTTTTGAGGGTATGGCGAATACGGTGCTGACCAAGAAGCGTCGTTAATCCGTCACAACTCCTTCAGGAGAGTTCCCAATGTCCAATACGCTGTTGACCCCAAAGGTCTACGCCAACACCATGCTGAAGCTGCTCAAGAACAACCTCGTGATGGGCAAACTCGTCACGACGCAGTTCAACGACGTCTTCAAAAAGGTTGGCCAGACCGTCTACGTGAAGCGTCCGCCCGAATTCATCGTACGTGAAGGCAACGTCGCTCAGGTCCAGGCCGTGACCGAAGGCGAAGTGCCGATCACCATGAACCGGCAGCGCGGTATCGATATCTCGTTCTCCTCGCTGGAAGACACCTTGACGGTGACCGACCTGCTGAAGAACGCTGTCATGCAGGCGCAGGCCGCTCAGCTTGCGCAGACCATCGACTCCGATCTGATGGCCATGACCCTGGAATTCCCGTCCTGGGTGGGCACTCCCGGCAATCTGATTGCCTCGCCGACCGACTTCTTCTACGCCCCCGAGCAACTCGATCTCATGGGCGTACCGTCGGATGACCGCAACGGCGTCCTGTCGCCGCAGGATCACTACAAGCTGGCGGGCAGCTTCACCGGCCTCTACGCCGGTCAGGGTGACCTTGCCAAGACTGCCATCGAGAAGGCGCAGATTCCCATCATCGGTGATGTGCAGCCCTACAAGACGCAGTCGATCATCGCACTCCAGACCGGTACTCGTACCGTGTCCGGCGCTGCGCAGATCGCAGGCGCGGGCCAGAACGTCTCGTACACTCAAGTCAACCAGAGCGACTACAGTCAGCCTCTGAACCTGAGCGGCTTGACGGCTGGCCAGACGATTCGCGCCGGTGAAGTCTTCACTATCGCGAACGTCAACGCGGTCAACCCGCGCACGAAGGTGGCCTACGGTCCGGCGCAGTTCGTCAACCTTGCAGACGCGGTGGTCGCCGGTGGCGGCACCGTTACTCTGCAGATCGCCAACCCGATCATCGTTTCGGGCGCTTTCCAAACGGTCGACTCGGCCCCGGCCAACAATGCGGCAGTCACTTTCCTGGGCGCGGCCAATGGCAGCTTCCGCCAGAACGCGGTCTTCCACAAGTCGGCCATCGCGCTGGTGTTCGCCAGGCTGACCGTTCCCTATACCGGAGAAGCGTCGTACGCGACCGATCCGGAAACCGGGGTCTCGATCCGCTACTGGCGCACGTCGGACGGCACGAACGACACTCACCTTCACCGGTGGGACGTGCTGTACGGCGTCAAGAACATCGACCGCCGCCTCGGCACTCGTATCAGCGGCCAGTAATCACTGGACGCTGGCTCTCTAGGGTGGGTTTCGTCCCACCCTAGTTTCAAGAAGGAAGTCTAGCTATGGCAGATGTCACCGGTCAGGTCAACGAAAATGTCCTGACGCCCGTACCCACCCCGTCCGTCGATAACGGCACCGGCCCCAAGATTCTGCAGCCGAACAACCAGATTGCGTTCGCAGGCACCGCCGCCGGTTCCGACGCCGCTGTGATCAATGCGATCATCGCTGGTCTCGTTTCCGTCGGTCTCATGAAGTCGTCGTAATCCTACGGCGGTTTTCAACCCGGACCCCGGCTAACCGCCGGGGTCCACCTTGTGGAGAGTATCGATGACCGTGCTGACCAATCACTCGATGGCTGCGGGCTTCGTTCGCCCCATCGAACACGAATACAACGAGTGGCCCGCCGTCTACTACGGACCCGGCAACCAGACCGCAACCTTTCACTCGCTTGAAGAGGTCCCCGAAGGTTGGGCCGATCACCCGAGCAAGTTGGCCAAGGGTGCCAAGGGCGCCATTCTCGACGGCGAAACGATCGTGGTATCGGACCCGAACAAGGCCGCAAAGATTCTGTCGGAAATGTATTCGCAGGTCGACTTGCTCAACCACCTGAAAGAACTTCAGGAGGAAGACGCCACCATCGAGTTTTCCTCGGGCTGGCCGAAATTCAAGTTGGCTCAGACAATCGTGGCCGCTGGTAGCGCAGGGCCGAACAAGGAATAACGCCACATGAGCCTAGTGTCCGACATCATCACCGGCGCATACCGCGAGTCGAACGTGACCTCGCTGGCATCGCCGACCCCCAACGCCAATCAAATAGCGGAGGCATTGACGCTCGTCAATCGAATGGTGTCGGCCACTTACGGCTACGAAGTCGGTAACCCGCTGGTCGATTGGCCGGTGGGATACCAACAAGACTGGGACCTCATACCGAACTGGTGTTCGGATGATTGGGTACGCCTCGATTCCAACATTCGCCTTCTGGCGCTTATCGACACTCCACAGACGCTGTGGATGCCGCACGAGCCCACGGACGGGGCGCGTATTCTGCTTGCTGATCCGCAGGGCCTTCTGCCGACTGCGCCGATCACACTCAACGCGCACACGCGGGCCATCGAAGGCCAGATCGAGATTACGATCAGCGAGACTGGCGAGTACGCATGGTTTTATCGCGGTGACCTTGGCCAGTGGGTACGCCTCGGGCCGATTACCGATATCACGGCGCAGTTTCCGTTTCCGGATGAGTTTGATGATTACTTCATCACCTATCTGGCGATGCGCCTCAACCCGCGCTATGGCCGGGCCATGGACCCCAGCACGCAGGGGCAGATGGAGCGGGCGCTGGGCAAGCTGCGCGCACGCTACCGCCAGAAGATCTCTATGCCGTGCGATGACGGCGTGCTGGCGGTTACGCAAGGCTACGGTCGCTTCCGGACGTATGGCTGGCCCACGCGGGCGGTGCGCGGGCGCGCGCGGTGGATGGGGTAATTACTCATGAAGATACCACTTGCCTTTAGCGACCGCCGCCGCCGAGTTGCGGACGAACCTGATATAATCATGCGGAACAGGTTTGTTGAACCGAACCCGACGCTGTCCGACGGGGATCTTGCGCTGGCCGCCCGACCCGGGATGCGACGCTGGCAGATTGTCGGCACCGGCCCGATCCGTGGTATGTTCAGCCAGCCGGGCGCTTTCAGCGGCGACCTGTTTGTCATGAGCGGGCAGGTACTCTATCGCATCCATGCCGACGGCACCAATACGGTCGTCGACGATAACTTCTTTGGTGCGAACAACGGCGCGCTTGTCAAGATGGCTTGCACCGGCAACGTGGGTACGATTCCGTCGTACCTCTATATCGCCGATGGTCAAACTTTGCGCGTTTATACCGATCAGGGCTTTGCCAAGGGCCAGCTTCACGCACCCGCTGGCCTTGCGCCTGTTCATCAGGACACGGTGCAGCTTGACAAAGTGTTCTACACCTTCAGCAATGTGACGTCTGGTCTGCCCACCGATAACGACGTTGTCGACACGCCGTATAACACGACTGTCGCCGTAACGACGACGGTCAGCTATACCTACAACGCCGTAACATTCGTAACGGTGCAGACGACCAACACTGTCACTACGACTATCAACACCAGCCCGCCCGCAGGCACCGGGGGCGCGGCGGTTACGACCGAGACAAACTCCACTACGACCAACGCCGATGGGTCCACGGTTGTCACGCACACCGCCACCACCACGACGCCAGCAGCGTGGACGATGGTTGAAACTGTCAACGAAGTCTACACGTATAGCGATACCAACGCGCCACCGGCCGGAGGCACTACGACAACGAGTATGACCAGCACGAGCGCACCCGACGGTTCAGTGCTGTTCCCATGGATCGTGTTCAACCCCGGCACCGCTGCGCAGGCGTTGGATGAGCTGATGCTTGCGATTAACGCTACAGGCACGCCCGGCGCTGATTATTCGTCGGGGCTTACGTTGCCGAATGCTATTATCACGGCCTACCAGAATATCAGCACCGGCCTCTATGTTCACGCGCAAACGCCTGGAGCCCCCGGAAACGGCTACGTGACAGCAACAGGGGGCTCCGGCCATCTGGCGTTCCTTGATACTCATCTTGACGGGGGCGGCACGCCATCTTGCACGCCGGTCGCAGTTCCCAACGGCGTCGGTGTCTATGGCGTTGGGTACGTCAACTCGTATATCATCGTGCTGCCCGTACCGGACGGCACCGACGTTATCAATGGCCAATTCTACTGGATCGAGCCGGGCTATACTACGATTGATCCGTTGAATTACGCCACGGCTGAGCGCAGCCCCGACGGTATCAACGATATCATGATTTTCAACGATCAGTATTGGCTCTGCGGCCAAGACACGATCGAAGTCTGGTTTACGTCGGCCGATCCCAACGCCCCCATGCAGCCCATCAAGGGCATCACGATTGATCGTGGCATCATGCAGGGCAGCGCGGTTCACATCAAGGACAAGGCCATCATTGTCGATCAGGACGGTGGCGTGTTCGGAATATCAACGGCGCAGCCGGAGCGCATTTCTACGCCGGATATTGAGGAGAGGCTTCGCATGGCTATCCTCTACATGAATACCCGTATCGCCAACGCTGTACTCTAAGGAGAGCGCCATGCTCAACCACGCAGATACCTTCAATTCCTACGGTACGAATGCTGGCCTGCTGACGCAGGGAATCTACACGTCCAACTACGGGGCAGTGATCGTAGCCGACCCAGCCGTACCCGGTAACAACGTGCTCGGGTTCTCCCATGTGGGCGGCATTCCGTCAATCCACTACGCCGTGCCGCGCGCTACGCCGACGCAGGGCATCGCGTTCCGTATCATCTTGGATACCATGCTGGGCGGCGACGGCGCGCCTGCCGTCGGCTGGACGGATAACAACGGCAACTATGTGGCGTTCGTTACGACCGATGCCACCGGGCGTTTGGTGTTCGGCAACAACGGCGTAGGTGGCGGGGGCCAGACCACGGTGGCGCCGGTCATCACGACGGGCACGTGGTGGCATATCGAAATTGAATACACTGCAAGTACGACTGGCGCCGGTACGTTCAACATGCAGGTCGAGGGCGAGCCTGTTATGAGCGTAACTGGCCTGAACACCGGCTGGTCCGATAGCGGCGGTACTTATCATCCAGTCGCTACGTGCGGGCTGGCGGCGCTTGGCAAGAACATCGAACTGAATGACAGCAACCCGCGATACAAGGACGTTGTGTTCTGGGACGGCACCGGCACGTACAACAACACCTTCTTTGGAACCTGCATGTGCATCGATCTTGATACGGCGGCGGACGTTACTCTTGGCGGCTGGACTAGCACGGGCGCCGACGGGCATAGCATTCTGAGCAACAACCCGCCCAACGATGCCGAGTATATCGACGCGCATTGGAACGGCACGACTTTGCCGAGCGAGTGCCAGTTCAGCTTCAGCAGCTTGCCTGTCGACGCCAGCTCAGTTCAGGGCGCCGTACTGCGCTACCGGGGAATCAAGACCGACGGTGGAGACGGTATGCTCCAAAGCGGACTGATCAGCAACGCCACGGAGACGCACGCCGCTGCGCGGCCGATGACTGTGTCGGAGAACTTCTACACCGACGTGTACGAAGTTGACCCGCATACCTCTGCACCGTTTACGCCCGGCGCCCTCAATGCCGTTCACGCTTCACTGAATCGGACTCTGTAATAATGGCTCAGACCCCTGACATCGAAGTCAGTGGGCTTCTGGCCACCGCTGTCATTCATAGCATCACTCCTGACATCAGGGTGTCCAGCTTTGAAATTACGGCGGTCTACCGCAAGCCTACTACCGACCTGCACATGAGCGGGCTGATGGTGACGGCCCCATACCGCCGCACGTCAGTTGACATGAAGATATCGAACCTTCAGTTGACGGCCGTGGTTCGGAGCCGCACCGCCAGCCCGTATATCGCGGCGTGGACGTTTACGCTCGACGGCCACGACTACTACGTCATTCAGCTTCCAACCAAGCAGACGCTCGTGCTGGACCTGCTGACTGGCAAGTGGTATGTCTGGGGCAGCGGGTCCACAGATCAGTGGCGGGCACGCCTTGGCCTCAACTGGAGCCAAGCCAACTTGATTTCGTCGACGTATAATTCTGATATCGTATGCGGCGACGATACTACCGGAACGTTGTATTTTCTTGATCCGGACTATCCGCTTGATGACGCTGCGGATGCCAGCATCGCTCAACAGCAGCAGCCGTTTCAACGCATCACCTACGGACAGATACCGCTGCGCGGCTTGAACAGCACGCCATGCTTCGGAGTTCTGCTTTCGGGTAGCCTTGGCTACGTTGACAATGAGAACTATACAACCGTTGAACTTCAGACATCTGACGATCAGGGGAACACCTTTGATAGTCAGGGCGTCATGAACATGGTTCTTGGTCAATACAACCAACGTCTATACTGGACAAGTTGCGGCTCCATGCAAGCGCCGGGGCGGCTTTTCAAAATTATCGATTTTGGTGGCGTCCATCGTATCGATGGCCTGTATATGGATGACCCAGATGTCGACCCAAACGCAACCTCTTAACAGCCGCTCTCCAATAGTCAACTCAGATGGCACGCCCACGCAGGAATTCATGCGTTGGCTCCAGAGCCTGACGGCCCAGACTGACCCCGACCACGATAACGTAGCGACGCTTATCGCTGCGAAAATTACCACGACCGCGCCGCTCGCCGGTGGCGGTCTTTTGAAATCAAGCCCCACCATCTACCTCAATAAGTCTGGCGTTGACTCTGGCGAGTACGGAGACGCTACGCACGTCAGCCAGATTACCGTGGACCCCTTCGGGCGTATCACGAAAGCTGAAAGTGTATTGATCGAAGGCGTTACGGCCGACCTTTCTGTCGAACACGACGGCGCACCGGTCACCACCGGAACGACCAAGATCAACTTCACCGGCTCCAACGTGCATGTAACGACTGCCACAGCCGGTGAGGCCGACATAGCGGTGGACATCATTTACCTCACCGTAGGCGGTTTCGCCAGCACCAGCTTTATCACATTTAGCGGGCTGGCGGTAACGCAACCCACGGCTGGCACGGTAAACGTGGCCTGGACTCCGGTTTTGACGGTCACTGGTCCGGGGGGCGGGCCTGTTGCGGCCACAGCCGCCCTTGGCTTTACCGGCCGAGGGTTGAGCCTCTCTAGCCCCGGAGCAGGCGAGGCGGTTCTTGCTCTGGACCTTAATGCTGTGCTATGGGCGCCTCTATGCACAGGTGATCTACCGGGTCCGACACTCGTAGCAAGCGAAGACGGCACCTGCATCATGGTGGAGATTTTGTAATGACTGCGTCGGCACGCCTCGTAGATTACCTTGGTCGCGGGCTGGCGGCTAGTCTGCCCACGCCGGGGTCGATCACGTACGCCCCCAACACCGCCGCGCTCTATTACGCGACGGATACGAACGCGCTGTATGCGCTGAACGAGGCTGGCTCAGCGTGGGTTGAACTGCCTGAGTACTCAGATGCGCAGGCTGTGGCGGCGGTATTCGCAGCCATGGTCGCTGGCTCGGCCGTTTCCATTACGACCGCTGGCGGGCACATTACGATTGCAGTCGTAATCAGCACGGATGGCACGCTCGGCGGCGTAGGCGCGAGCGACACAGTAATTCCAAGCCAGAAGGCTATCAAGACTTATGTAGATGCCCATGGCGGCGGCGGCGGCGGCGGGGCTTTGACGGTCACCGACGGAACTACGACCGAGAGCGCAGTTACGACGCTGACGTTTTCTGGCGCGTCGGTATCCACGACTGGTGCCGGTGAGGCCACTGTCACCATCACGGGCGGTGGCGGTGGCGGTGGCGGTGGCGGGGGTGCGGCTATATCGGGGCTAGGTGATGAATTGCCGCCTGTTAATGCGGGGCCAAGGGCGGATGCCTATGCGGCCCAAGGCGTTCTAGTACACATGACGGCAGCGGCGACCTTGCTGGGCATCAAGGCGTTTATCGCTGCTGTGGCAGGCCATACGTATGCCGCGTATGTTTATGAGACAGACGCGGCGGGAAATGTTATTTCGACGGTGGCGCAGTCGGCGCCAGTTACTATCGGGGCTTCATGCAACACGTTTGTGACGCTCGGCCTTACGGCCCCTGCAAATCTCGTGTCGGGAAACTATTACACTCTGGAGATACAACTCATAGGCCAAGGAGGCACAGCAGAGTGTGCGACTTGGTACCACTCCGGGGCAAATGGTTTTGCATCTTTTCCGGCAATCGCCATGGGATGCTGCGCTTATGCCGTCGATGGGGCTGTTCCAAGCGCAACCGCGCCTTCTCACGTTACTTCGGATAATCAGCCATATTGGGTTTCGCCTGTTTGGGATAATCCGGCGTTTGTTTCTGGTGGGGGCAGCAGGGCCGCGTGGGATTTCAGTCCGCCGCTGGCGTCCTATTTCGATACACTCTGGAGCGGCACAGGTACGAACATCGCGCTAACGGATGACGCGCAGGCCGGGCTGCTTTTTGATTGCGGCCCGCCTTCCAGTGGAGACCTGGGGGGCGTGCACGCGCTGAGGACATTGACGACCCCTGCCGATGCGTGGTCCATGATTGCCAAGATGTCTTCGCCGCTCACCTCACAGGCGCACTCTTGCTACGGGCTAGGGCTCTACAACAGCTCTGCCGGAAAAATCCTCATCAGCGGTCTTGCCGAAGGGCAGACGATGAAGCTTCTTCGTTTGACGCCAACGGGGTATAATTCCGAGCAAGATTGGAGTTTCGCGGTAACGCCCTCGTGGTTTCGGGCAGACTATGACGGCAGCGGCACGCTGAGCTTTTATGTCAGCACAAACGGCAAAAACTGGTTGGAGATATATACCGAAGCGGTTAGCGGATGGTTGACCGGGCCGCCGGATAAAATCGGCTTTGGTGGTGACTATAATCGTGGCACCGGTTCGCACGTTATAGGCGAGGTCTCGTACTTCAGCCTTACAGGACCGGCAGTGTGATTATGTTTGAACGCACCCGCGACCCGCACCTGATCCAAGATGCCGTCGGCCCTTACGCTGCTGACGCCCTTGGGTTTGACGCGCAGGCCATTGCCGATAGTTCGATTGTGCTGACCAACGGTAGCCGTAGCGTAGCTATTCTTGAGCCCACGGAGACTAAAGGTCTTTATGCGGCCCACCACTTCCACCCGCAGCATGTGCGCGGCCGCGAGGCGCTGCACCTGAGCCGCGATATGTTGAAGCACCTTTGGGATAACTACCCAGAAGTGAAAGCTATGCGGGGATTTACTCCCGCCAAGCAAAGGGAAGCCCGGTGGGTAGCGCGCCAGCTTGGGTTCGTGTCATACGGGCCCATCACTTTGCGCGGCAGGGAGTTTGAAATGTATATCATGACGCGCAACGATTATGAAAGGGGTCTGAAATGAGCAGTCTTTTCGGGGGTAGCCAGCAGTCCTCCTCTTCAAGCAACCAAGCCTTCGGATATCTGAAAAACCTTCTTGGCGGCAACGTCTCGGCAGGCACCAACGCTGTCAACTCGTTGAGTAACAACCTTGGCAGTTTTCAAAACTACAAGAATAACTCTGGATTCGATTTCGCGCTCAATCAAGGTACGCGCCAGTTGTCTGGCTCCGCTGCCGCCAACGGTCTGTTGAATAGCGGGTCGACGGCCAAGGGCATTGCGAACTATGAAACCGGGCTTGGCCAGCAGACCTATAACAATTACCTCGGCCAGCTTGGCAATCTCGCAGGTCTGGGCAACCAGTCCGCAGGCATCATCGGGGGCGCGGGCGCTACTTCACAGTCGCAAGGCTCGTCGGTAGGTAGCGCCATGAACGGCCTGTTCGGCTCGTCCGGGCTGTTCGGTTAAGGGGAAACG